GGAGTAAGTCATGCCAGTCCATCCTGTACGTAAAAAAGGCCAGGTAGTCGGGTACCAATGGGGTACTTCGGGCAAGATTTACACCGGGAAGGATGCCAAGGAGAAAGCTGCAGCCCAGGGACGGGCAGCTTACGCCAGTGGTTACAAAGGCCGGGCGCGTAAGGACTTGGGACGGTAGACTTGCATTTTATGTAAAGTTGGGTATCTTTATGGCTATGGAATTGAAGGAGATACGTCTCGAGTTGCTGAAACTCACTTATAGCCACGGTCGGGAAGCCCGAGAAGCCGTGGACCGAGCCAAGGAACTGGAGACGTATGTACTGGAAGTCGCAAAGTCAAAGACGGATGAACCAGGTAAGACCACCCGGACGCCGCCGAAGCACTTGCAACGCGGGAACTCATAAGAGCCGCAAGACTGCAGGAAAGACTGCCCCTGCCCTGGATTGGGCATGTCGGGTCCTTCATTGGGCAACCCCGAAAGAACCGTTGAATGTTAACGATTACTAACGAGGGTTTTCCCAATGAGTATCAATATCCCAACCCATTTCGTCCAGCAGTACAGTACCAACATCCAGATGCTGTTGCAGCAAAAGGGCTCCAAACTGCGTAATGCGGTTACCATGGGCTCCCATGTCGGCAAGCAAGCATCCCCGGTCGATCAGATCGGCAAAATCGAAATGCAGCCGGTGGTATCCCGCTTCGCGCCGATGGGCCGAGTGGATGCACCTACCGATCGCCGCTGGGTATTCCCATCGGATTTCGACCTGCCCCAGCTGATCGATACCTTCGACAAGCTGCGTCTCATTACCGATCCGGAATCCGCCTATGTGCAGAATGCGGTAATGGCGGCCGGTCGTCAGTTCGACAAGTTGATCATCGACGCCTTCCTTGGCACGGCCAAGACCGGTGAAACCGGTGCAACCTCCACCATCTTCACTGCGGCCAACGAGGTCGATGTGGCCACTGGTGGTGCGAACTCCAAGTTGAACGTCGCCAAAATCAAAGCCGTCAAAGAATTGATGATGGCTAATGAGGTCGATTTCGATATGGAACGGGCTTATATCGGTATCACTGCCGCAGACCATGCTTCCCTGTTGAATGAGATTCAAGTGATCAGCTCCGATTTCAACGGCGGCATGCCGGTCCTGCAGAATGGCAAGATCACCAGCTTCCTGGGATTCGAATTCATTCATACCGAACTCATTGAAACCCAGCTGGCTGGTACCAACGAAGTCACTCTTCCAGTTTGGGTAAAGAGCGGCATGTATCTGGGCATGTGGGACGACATCATGAACGATGTCTCTCAGCGTAAGGATCTGCAAGGCATGCCCTGGCAGCTCTACACCACCTTGACCGCCGGCGCCACCCGTCTTGAAGAAGACAAAGTGTACGCCATCGAGTCTTACCGCGCTTAATCTGGAGGATTGAACAATGGCTGTTGAAGCACTTAAAGGTTCCGTTATTACCAACGCCGATGCCACTCCGCCGGTCTTGAGCAATGCACGACTCTCCGATATGTCCATGAAAGAGGCTATCGGCACCGTGCAGGCTTCTGCCTCTGCGGATATCGGTTCCACTTATCGTTTGTGTCGTATCCCAAGCAATGCTCGAATTTCGGAAGTCGTTCTGTCTTGCGATGCTTTCGATACTACCGGTGCGGCAGATGTGGGTATTTACCAAACCGCTGGCAACGGCGGTGCGGTGGTAGATGCTGATTTCTTCGCCAGCGCAGTGGTTCTGACCACTGCCTTGCCCAACACCACGGTGACCCACGAGTCCGGTGTGTTCGGCATCGAGGACGTGGAGAAGCCACTGTGGGAGGCACTTGGCCTGTCTGCGGATCCGCATCGTGATTACGATGTGGCTCTGACCCTGACTGCAGCCAACGGCGCCGGCGCCACCCCGGATGTGACCCTGCGCGTTCGCTACGGTATCTAACCTGGACGGGGCTTCGGCCCCGTTTTTCAGATAGGAGATTGATATGGCAGATCGATTCTACGGGGTTGCCGTCGGCGGTAAACAAGTCACCGATGTAACTGAGGATGCCAGTACCACCAGTGCAGCGGTCAACAAGCTCTACGTTATCGAAGCTCTCCGGGCCATCCTGGCCTATATGGAGACTACCGAAACCAGTCCCATTGCGTAGGGTTTTGACATGGGCCAAGGCGCAGATTTTTTCTCATACGAGACGGTAGCGGCTTCGCAGACGGATCAGGTGCTGGGCACCGTCGGCACGGCTGGGGATTTACTACACCGACTGGTCGTGACGGTTGCTACCGCGGCCACGAGCACGGTGTCCATTAAAGATGGGGCAGGTGCCGCTATCCCGATCGTCGCAGCGAATACGCCCATCGGGGTCTATTCCGTCGAACTGAATACCCGGTCCTTGGTCGGGGCCTGGTCTGTTACCACGGGTGCAGGAGCCACGGTCGTTGCCGTGGGAGATTTTGATACCTAATACCCGCGGAGGGCGTAATGTCGGATGATTGGCTTAATGGCTATCTGTTGCGGGACGACTACTACCGCAATGTCGCCCGAGGGTTGGTAGCGGGCGCCACGCCATTTTCTTCATACGGCAAACGGGTAGCCACAGGTCCTGAGACCAATATCCTATGGCCTAATGGTACGTACGTCTTGCCCCCATCCACAGGGACTTCACTATCTTTTGTCAGTACAGACGCCCAAGATTCAGCGGCCGGAACGGGTATCCGAACGCTTGAAGTCCATTATCTGGATGTGGACCTGGTGCCGCAATCAGCGATAGTAGCTTTGAATGGTCTGACTACGGTGGCCGATGCGATAACCGGTGTTCGATTTGTGCAGTGTATGCACATGCTCACTTATGGCACAAATAAAGCTGCGGTAGGTAATATCAGCGCCTTTACCGGGGGGAATATCTATTCCTATATCAATGCCGGCGCGGTGCGTTGCTCATCAAGCGTACGGATGGTCCCCAAAGGAAAACGGTTTTTAGTAACGACTACCGTGGCGGGGTTAGTAAGTGGTACGGCTGCCGCACAAGGTACGGTGCGAGTAGTAAGCACCCATTTTGAAGAACACGATTACACTGCGGATAGTGTATTCATGCCTTTGGCCGAATTGGCTTTTCAGGACGTTTCATTCGGTATCGCACACCCCATTCCTTTCGCCCTTTATGAGGGGGCAGCAATAGGTATGCAATTTACTGTGGATAAAGCAGCTACAGTAACTGGTACCATGATCGGTATACTGGAGAACGTATAGTGGCTTCTGAAGTCGAAATTGCCAACCGTGCTCTATCCCGAGTAGGGGCCACTCGCATCGTCAGTCTGACCGAAAACAGTGTGAACGCTCGGGCGGTGAATGCGATATTCAACACGATCCGGGACGCCGAATTACGAAAACATTATTGGAATTTCGCCATCAAGCGAGCCCGGTTGGCGGCCGATGCGGAGGCACCGGCTTTCGGCCCGGCCAATTCTTTCACACTACCTTCTGATTTCCTGAAGTTAATGCCCCCGGATAAGAATCAGCATTATAACGACCTGGACTGGCAGGTTGAAGGTAAGAAAATTTTAACGGATGCTGCCGCGCCTTTGGATATCCGATACATCTATCGGGTGACTGATCCAAATGAAATGGATTCATTATTCCGCGAAGCCTTTGCTATGCGTTTGGCAGAACAGCTTTGTGAGCCCTTGACGCAATCCAACACCAAGATCCAACTCATAGCAACGGACTATGAGATGGCTATTCGAGCCGCTCGCAAGGCCGATGCTTTTGAGGAAGTGGCGATTGAACCACCGGAAGATACCTGGATCTCAATAAGGCAATAACATGTCGAAAGTATCTCCTTTGCAATCGAATTTTAACGGCGGGGAATTCTCGCCGTTATTGTATGGGCGCGTCGATACCGAACGGTATACTACCGGGTTGGCCCTATGTCAGAACTATATTCCGACCATCCAGGGTGGGCTTGTCCGGCGTCCTGGGACCTATTTCGTAGCAGAGGCTGGGGATTCCACCCGCGCCGCGCGACTCATCCCTTTTGAATTCTCGGTGGAACAAGCCTATATCCTGGAATTCGGGCATCAGACCTTACGGTTTTTTCGTAATCATGCGCCAATTACCGGTGCCCCGGAATTAGTAACAAATGGTGAATTCGACACGGATGTATCAACCTGGGATACGATAAGCGGCAGTGTTGCATGGTCTTACGGTACGATGCGTTTAACACCGACGGGTTTTCCGACGGTGCCAGGTATCGCGGAACAGGATATTGCGATAACGGATACCGGGATTGAACATACGTTAACTTTTACTATTTACTATTTTGATACGCGAGTGCTGTTTGGTACAGCATCTCAAACCGGGGATATATTGGACGCGGTATATTCTCCTGGACAATACACGGTGGCGGTGACACCAACCGCGGCTACGATGTACCTGAGTTTTAGTCGAAGCAGTTTATTGCCGGTATCTTCTCTCGTAGATAATGTGTCTCTAAGATCTACTAATGCTTCTGTGGTAGAGATAGCTACCCCCTATCTTGAAAGCGATCTGACCAAACTGCGGTATGTGCAATCAGCAGATGTGCTTTATCTCGTACATCCGGATTATGAACCGCGTACGTTATCCCGGACGAGCCACGTAGATTGGACATTGGCGACTATTGATTTTGAAGATGGTCCATATTTGCCGATAAACAATACCACGACGACGATTACCCCGAGCGGTACATCCGGCACGGTGACGCTTACTGCTTCTGCGGCAACTTTCGCCAGCACGGATGTGGGTCGAGTTGTACGGCTTTTGCATTTGATCCAGGATTGGGCGATAAGTACAGCATATGCTGTCGGGGATGTAGTACAAAACGATGGCGGTAAAGTGTACCGCTGTACTACGGCAGGTACCTCCGCGGGATCTGGAGGGCCTACCGGTACTGGTGCGGCAATAACAGATAACACGGTCATATGGGAATTCGTATCGACGAGTGTGTATCAATGGGGCTGGGCGGCCATATCGGTGTTCACCTCGACCACGGTGGTATCCGCGGTGATCGGGACGAACTTTGGCAATACCATAGCTACCGAAGATTGGCGATTGGGATTATGGTCGGACACTACGGGGTATCCATCCAACGTGTTGTTCTACGAAGACCGACTTATGTTCTCCGGCTCCAGTGAAGAACCACAGCGGATCGATGGCAGTCAGTCCAGCGATTATCTGAATTTCGCCCCGACGGAGACGGACGGTACGGTAACGGATGCGAATGCACTATCCTTCACTTTGAATTCGAATACCGTGAATGCGATCCAATGGATGGCGCCGGATGAGCGGGGATTGATGGTCGGTACTACTGGCGGCGAATGGATCGTGCGGCCCTCATCATTGGGGGAAGCATTATCCCCCACGAATATATCCGCCAAGAAATCGACATCATATGGCAGTGCGGATGTGGAGACGATATCGGCCGGCAAGGCTGCGTTATTTACACAACGGTCGGGCCGTAAAATTCGAGAATTACGGTATTTCCTCCAGGAAGATGGTTTTGAAGCCCCGGACATGACTTTGCTTGCGGAGCATATAACCGGTGCGGGTGTGCGATACATGGCCCATCAAAAAGAACCGCAGTCCTTGGTGTGGGTAGTTCTAATGGATGGAACACTCATTTGCATGAATTATGAACGGGATATGGATTCTTTACGTGTCGGCTGGCATCGCCATGTATTGGGAGGCGTAGGGGATGCTTCGGGTAGCCCTCCCGTGGTAGAAAGTGTCGCGGCGATACCTTCCCCTGATGGGACTCAGGAGGAATTGTGGATATTGGTTCAGCGGTATATTGACGGTGCCAGTGTCCGATATCTGGAGTATCTGACTCCCTTGTTTGAAGATACCATGGCCCAAGAAGAAGCCTACTTCGTGGACGGCGGGCTTTCCTACCTCGGAACAGCGACCACTACTTTCACCGGGCTGGACCATCTGGAGGGAGAAACCCTGGCTGTGTTGGCCGATGGGGCGGTGCATCCGGATGTAACGGTGGCAAGTGGAAGTGTCACACTAGATTATGCTGCCAGCCAGGTTCACATTGGATACCCTTATGAAAGCAAAGGACAGATGCTGCGCTTGGAAGCCGGTGCCAGAGATGGAACTGCTTTGGGTAAAACACGCCGCATGCATCGTATGGGCATGTTATTGCACCGTACTTTGGGCCTTGAAGTCGGAATGAGTTTTGATGTCTTGGATACGGTAGTATTCCGCACTTTTGCCGATCCGGACGATTCCCCACCGGCCTTGTATTCTGGTATTCTTTCCCAAAATGTGGAAGCCAACTATGATTATGAAAATCAATTTTGTTGGCGGCAATACCAACCCTTACCGGGAACCATTTTGGCTTTGATGCCGCAGATGGTTACACAGGACCGGGGATGATAGAAATTGTGAAATTCATACCTACGCACCTGGACCTGATCCACGAACAGGAAGCAACGGTCTGCATGCGGCCTCATATGGCCGCAGAACACACCCAGGCCCTAGCGTCTCTACCGCACAGTTATACGATTCTATCGGACGGAAGGCCCATAGCATGCGGTGGGCTAGTTGAATATTGGAATGGTCGGGCGGAAGCCTGGGCAGTCCTGGATGCGGTATGCAAAAAAGATTTCATAGCAGTTCACAATGCAGCCAGGCGATTTCTCGACTCAGTGGGTATCCGCAGAATAGAAGCGGTGGTACATATTGGCTTCGATGCCGGGCATAGGTGGCTTAGGGCATTGGGATTCGTAATGGAAGCGCCGTTATTGGAATCCTATGACCCGGATGGCCGGGATTACAGTCTCTACGCGAGGGTAATGTAATGGCGTTTATGGCGGCGGCTATGCCTTATCTCGCAGCGGGGGGAGCCGGTATTTCTGCTTTGGGGGCAATACAGCAAGGTAATATCGCTAAAGTCACCTCCGATTACAATGCTCAGTTGGCCGAACAAAATGCTGTTCTGGCAGAGAGCCAAGCTGTAGAAGAAGAACGGCGTTTCCGGGTATCCACAACCAAACAATTAGGGTCGATGCGGGCCGCGTATGCCAAATCCGGTGTAACCCTGGAAGGCAGTCCGATGGCGGTGCTGGCAGATAGTGCCTATACCGCGGAATTAGACGCGCTAACTATCCGGGAAGGCGGACAAGCCAGAAAGGCGGCGTATGAGAGTGAGGCGCAGCTTATCCGATTACAGGGAGAACAACAACAAGCTGCGGGTTATTATTCTGCCGCATCTGAATTGTTGAGTGGCGGTACCAACTATTACCGGATGACAAGGACCTGATATGCCCCGTATCCCCACACTTGGATTCCAGACACGTCCAGCAGGTCCTGTACAACAGCCTCGCGCATCTGCCGAGGCTCTTGGTGCCACCGCAACCGGAGCACGTCAATTAGGTCGGGGAATATCCGAAAGTGCCCAAACATTACATGAGATAAACGAGAAACAAGCAGCTTTCGAAGCAGAACTGCAGGCGGTTGAAACCGAGAACGTTGCACGGGAACGGCTCAATCAACTAAAGCAGGAAGCCCCGGAAGGTGCGGAAGGGTTTACCGATCGGGTATCTGAAGAGTTCGATAATTGGCTTCCGGAATTGATGGACAAAGCCCCGGATTCCAATAGGGCACGGAAGGTATTGCAGGCCCGGTATGCGGGGCTGAAAAGCAAATTAATCAGTGATGCCCAACGATTCCAAGCGGAATCAAAAACCGCATTGGACCTGCGCCGATTCGGAGAAGCACAAACAGGATTGATGAACCAGGCTCGGGCATATCCAGAGCGCATGGACGATTTGCTTCGCCAGGCGGGAGATCTAACCGCGGGGGCTCCTTTCCCTGATGAGCAATTGAGAGCCAAATACGGAGCGGGTATGCGTCTTGGAGTGATTAACTCCACTCTGGATGGCTGGGTAACCAAATTCGAAACAGAAGCAACCGATGCGGAATCCGTCACGGCAGCCATCGGCGCCCTGAAATCCGGAGCCTTTGGCTTTCGGGATGAGGCCAGTTCTAATGTTTATGACCAAGCTCTAACCCGTTTGCAGAATCGCCGTAAATCGCTGGACGTAGAATCCAGGGCCAGCTTTGGTAAAGACTTGGCGGATGAATTGGTTACTATACAGAACCATGGCCGAACTACCGGTAAGGTAACCAAGGAACGGGCGATGCGGGTCTATAAGGACGATCCGGATATGGCGGCCCGTGTTATGCAACAGATGGATTCCGAAATGCGGATGTTCAATTTGCGGCAGCAGATGTCCTTTACTACTTTGGCCGATGACCGGGCGGTATTGGCTGAACAGTTCAGCCGCACGGCCGGCACCGGTGCGGCATTTGAAGACCAGAATTTCCGCGAACACGTCCAGGCTGTGCAGAATAAATGGAAAGAATACCAGACGGATAAAGTCGCGTATTTGATGAAGCACGATGCCAGTATCGCCGATCAATGGCGAAAAGCTAATGCGGAGGACGATGCGGAAGCACGGGATCGAGTGCTGTCCCTAATGGATAAGAAACAGGAAGCTATGGGCACACCCTATTGGGAGCGTGAATTCCTCGGCAAAGGGGCGGCTCAACAAGTAGCACTACGATTACAGGGAATGGGGGCTGAAGATGCCGCCAATGAGATTGAATCGATCCAGCGCCAGTATAAAGCCCATCTCCCCCAGGTATTGCGGGAATTGGAGTCAGCCAAGATAGACCCGATTTACATGGTCATAGGCCGACTGGATGGAGTCAACGATGTAGGCTTGCGTAAGCAATTGGCGGGCTATGCTCAAGTCGGTCTTTCTACCTTGCGAAAAAATGCAGGCGAATTGAATGCTGCGGATGCGGATGCCGCTATCGCCAATATGATGCCGGAATTCGCCAAGACGCTCTATTATGCCCCAAGACAAGGCCAGGAAATCGTGAATCGGGAACGGGAGGCTATCCGTATTCTGACGTATGGTTTATTACAGAAAGGTGGGTATACCCCGAAAGAAGCTGCAACTGAAGCATTCAACCAGGTATTGGGTAACAGGTACGATTTCGGGCAGACGTATCGGGCGCCCAAGGGAGAATTGGGTTTGGTTGAGCGTTCGGCCAATACGGTTCTGATAAATGCTCGAGGCACCCCGGAGATATTTCCTATGGCGGCTTCTGGCCGGGATATGCGGCCTGAGATATGGGAATCCGAAGAAGGCAAAAAGTTCCGTCGGGATGCTTATATGCGCAATGCCATCGAGAATGGAGTTTGGGTAAATAGTCCAGATGGTTCTGGATTGATGCGCATGGCCCCGGATGATATGAATGCAGGACAGTACTCTCCAGTGAAACTGGCCGATGGTTCAAACTGGATCATCACGTTTGCCGAAATGCGACAGAATCCACCGGTAGCAGACCCACTGCAGAGCGGTGAAGTCTGGGTACTTCCGTAATGGCCGAATTCATCGTCGATTATGAACGCAATCGCCGGGCCGAAGCACTCGGCTTGGAGACCATGCCCGAGAGCTGGAGTACGGGATTCGGTGCGGCGTTGGAAGAAACCTTGGCCAGGAACCCAACTCGAGCACTGATAAATGAGGCAGAGCGGAATAAATATTACGACCGAGTATATACCGATGAGTTTGGGCAAGAACACGAAATCCCGGCTGTACCCTCTCGGATGCTCACAAAAGAAGAAGCAAACGAAAAGTATGGTATTGCAGGGAAACTGGAGTTCGATGCCGATACTCCGGAGCCTGTAGCCGAACAACTTAATCGGCTGAATGTGGAGGAACTTCTTCGCCAGGATATCCGCAAACGTTCAACGGCGGGCATCGGGGCTGATTTAACTGCGGGGCTGATTGGGTCCTTAGCAGATCCATTGAATGTGGCCTCCGCTTTCATACCTGTGGTTGGTGAGGCTCGGTATGCTTCTTTGGTAGCTCGCTTAGGCACACCAGGTGCCCGAGTTGCCACCGGTGCGGTGGAAGGTGCGGTGGGTGCTGCAGTAGTAGAACCCTTGGTATATCTCGGCGCCCAATGGGAATCTGCCGATTACACGGCCGCCGATAGCGTCATGAATTTGGTGTTCGGTACGGTACTGGGCGGGGGTCTACATCTGGGGGCCGGGTATATCGGGGATAGATGGGCGGGCCGACAGAATGCCTCACCGTTGCAGGACTTCATGGATCGGGCTCCGATGGAAGATCGCGCAGCGATTATCAGCACTGCGGGCAAACAGATAATGGAAGGCCAGCCCATCGATATTGAACCGGTGGTGGCCGCTACAGCCGCTGAGATGCAACGCCGGGGATTTCTGCAGCCGCATGAATTGCGGATGCTCCAGCACGAAGAAAAAGCCGCCCGTTTTGGATTAACCGAAGAACAGGCAAAGGCTTTCATGCCCGAGGATATCCGAGACCCAGTAACAGGTTTCTATAAGGCTGAGGATAGAGTTCCAACAGTTCGACGGGCGATGGAATATTCCCGCGAGACAGGACAGCCGGCGGTATATGTGGAAGCAGATATCGCTAATCTTGGTGGTCTGAATGCCCGATTCGGGCACACTGGCGCCGATGAAGTGTATGCGGAAATGGCCCAATTGTTTGCAGAAGCCATACAGTCTGCGGGGGGCGTCGGGGTTCTGGTACGGCATGGCGGGGATGAAATAAGTGCTATAGTTACAGGAATACCCGATGCGGCGGTAGAAGGAGCACTTAACGCCATGCAGGGTCGTATTGCAGCTATGGTTGAAAGGCGTGGGATTGGAGATCTTCCACATGCTAAGGATCCGACGAGTCCGCCAGGCACTCGTATAAATTACGGGGTATCCCAGATCGACCCGGATTTAACCATTTCGGAAATTATATCCCGAGCGGATTTACAGGTAGAATTGCACAAAAAGAAAGGAGCACCGGATGTCAAGCGAAGCGAGATTGGAGAGGCTGGGGTTGTCGCACTTGATGAATCAGCCCCAGGAACTGGTGGTGGCTTTGGAGGATCAACTCTACGAACTGGAGGCGAATTTGGCCCAACGCCGAGCAATGCGCCAGCCATTCTTGAACCAAGGGCCCTCGAATCTTGGATCGAAGCCCAGAATCGCGCCCAGATAGACCCGGAGACCAAAGCCGGCATGCGGGCTGCAGAATCGACAATACAGGGAGAGATGGGCCCGCCGAAAGAATTGGACGCCATCATCCGAGAGACTGAGGAAGATATCCTGGATATCGAATCTGGATTAACGGAAGAAGATATCGCCCGTTATGAATCCGCTCCGGAGGAAGGTATACCGACTGTGAAAGAAATCGCAGATATGGAATCGACAGAGCCGGTTTACAATCGCGCAGTTTCCGAAGCGGCCAACTGTTTAACGGGGCGACGTTGATGGCGACCAACCCATGCCTTGATGCGGCTAAAGCCATTGCGGGGGAAGATATCTCCGACCGTCAACTGACGGAGATAATGGATCTACTGGATACTAAAGCCAAACGCGCACGGCGGGATAACCCCGCTCTCTCCGATAGAGAAGCCTACGCGAAAGCCGCCGAAGACCTCACCGCAGAACGCAAATTGGCGACTCTGATCGCCAAGCGCAATCGGGCATTCAATATCCTCGCCAAAAAGAATCGTGAAAAATTTTACACGCAAGCAGAGGCGGGAGGCACGGGCCGAGCGGATGCCATCCGCGCCCTCAACGTAGGAGTGGAAGGGCCTTTCTCCGGTGCCGCCCGTAGCGTGGACGCCGTACAGCACTCAATTGAAGGCACAGTGTTAACTGGGCCGATGTTGGAGGAACTGAATCAGGCGGGGCTGCTGGATGTGGCATTGATGAAAAATGCCGAGTTCGAAGCCCAAGTAGCCCGAGAAATTGCTCGAGTAAATGGTGCCTCTGATATTCCGGCTACCGGTAATCGGCACGCAGCGCAGATGGCGGAGATACTGGCCAAGTACCAAGAAGCCGGCCGGGTATTACAGAACAAATCCGGGGCATTTATCCGCAAAACGCCCGGATATATCACTCGTCAAAGCCATGATCAAGTGCGGATTTACCGCGCCGGGAAAGAGGCATGGAAGCAGAAGATTCGCCCGCTATTGGATGATCGCACTTTTGACGGTATTCGAGATGTCGATGCTTTTTTGGATGAGACCTGGGCGAATCTAGCCAGTGGCAATCACGAGAAAGCTGGTGGCAATTCTGATTGGCTGGGCGGTTTTGAAGGCCCGGGCAACCTGGCCAAACGGGCTAGTGCCGAACGAGTGCTGCATTTCAAAGACCCCGATGCCTGGCTCAAATACAATAATGAATTCGGTAAAGGGTCCTTATTCGAGGCAATAACAGATGGGCTGCGTTATGCGGCCCGGAACACCGCCCTATTGCGGACTTGGGGAACGAATCCGGAAGCCGCATTCAAGGCGGATGTCTCACAAGCGATAAGCCAATTGAAAAAAGCAGGGGATATAGATAGCGTCCGTAAACTATCAGGGTGGCAGACCCGCGCACAATTCGATGAAGTGAGCGGCGGTGTTCAAGTAATGGGCAATCCCTCTTTGGCAACTTGGGGGGCCGGCATCCGTGGTATAACCAATATGGCGACGCTTGGTGGCGTGGTGATATCCGCTCTGCCCGATCTGGCGGTACGTGCTGCCGTCCTGCGGCACAACGGAGTACCCTTGGTGCGGGCATATGGCGAAACTATACGTACCATCCTATCGGGATTTCAGACTTCGAAAGAAAAGAAATCCGTAGCACGAATGCTGAATATCGGGACTCAAGGCATCATGGGTGGGGTATTCAATCGTTTCCATGCCACGGACAACATGCCGGGGACCATTACCAAAGCGAATAATACTTTCTTCAAAGTCACTTTACTCACCGGTTGGACGGATGCTTGGTCTCGAGGTACTGGACTCATCTTGGCGAATGAACTGGGGGGTGCAGTAAAGGATGGTCGGGCTTGGTCTTCCTTTAATGAACTCCACAAGACTACTCTGCGCCGGTACGGTATAGGGGAAGCTGAGTGGGGCGTATTCCAGAAAACTGAGATTCACGAGGCCGATGGCGATGCGTTCCTCATGCCGGAACGTGTACGGGAGTTGCCGGATGAAGTCATAGCCGAGTATCTTGGCGGCGAACCTAATGCCAAGAAAATAGACCGCGCTCGAGAAGAATTGGCGACCAGCCTATCCACCTATTATATCGATCAAGTTCGGGAAGCATTAACCTTCGGCGGCGCCAAGGAACGCGCGATGCTAAGCCTGGGTACCGAACGTGGTACCCCGAGGGGGGAAGCTATTCGAGCGATGATGCAGTTCAAACAATTCCCATTGACGATGATAACCAAGCACATCAATCGGGAACTGCATCGTAACAACAAAGCAGACGGCATGGGATTGGCTCATCTTATCGCAGCCACTACCGCATTGGGTGCGGTATCCATGATTGCTAAGCAATACGGCCGCGGTCAAGAACCAACTTGGCCGGAAGACGCCGAAGGTTGGACCAAATTAACCGCAGGGGCCATGACCCAGGGCGGCGGATTAGGATTGTATGGAGATTTCCTGTTCGGTACCACCAGCCGCACAGGGCAAAGTTTCATCGAACAATCGGCCGGGCCGAGTATCGGCTTGGCTCAACGGTATCTGGATGTGTTATCGGCGGCGGCACATGGCCAAGACCCAAGTGCAAAGGCGGTTAAAGCCATCGTCGGAACATTGCCTTACAATAACTTATTCGGCGCTCGGTTAGCATTAGATCACATGGTACTGCATGGGCTGCAGGAGACACTGAATCCCGGATATCTTCGGCGGTATCAACGCCAGCAAGAACGCGATCAGAATATCGAATATTGGCTCGAACCAACGTCCGCTTGGGGCCAATAACAGGAGCATGACATGACTGTTAATACCGTAGAAATCCGCAAGACATACAACGGCAATGGTGTTACCGATGCCTTTGCCACACCCTATTTTCTGGCAGATGCCGACTTGGCCGTGTATGTAGGTGGGGTATTGCAGACTATTACTACCGAATACACAATATCCGGCGCTGGAGTACCGGCAGGAGGAACGGTGACATTCGTCACTCCCCCACCTACGGGTACCGCCAATGTCATCGTCATCCGAGACCCTGCACTAACCCAGCTGACTGATTGGGTCGAGAACGACGCCAATGGTGCAGAAGTAAAAGAGACCGCATTCGATAAGCTGACCATGATTGCCCAGCGGCAACAAGATAAGATCGACCGCACTTTGCGATTACAGGATTTTGATTTGGATGTGGATATGAAACTTCCGCTCAAATCCACCCGTGTCAATAAATTCCTAGCATTTAATGGGGATGGGGAACCGGTTGCTAGTGCCTTCGGCAGCATGGCGGACGGTCAGGTATTCTCTAATAAAGCGGCGGCGGTTGCTTACATCGATGTGAATGGCATTACCAATGGCCAGGCTTATTTCATCACCTCATCAGACGGCGGTGATTTTGTCGGTGTTACTGGCGCATCTGCTGGAACCTATGCGGACAACAGCACTTCTTACTGTGGTACTCAATTTATTCCCACAGGAGGGGATGGCAGTAGCGCCTTAGTGCGCCCGCCTTTCGAAAGCATAAATGTTAAATGGTTCGGGGCAGTTGGCGATGGTGTCGCCAACGATACTACAGCCATACAATCGGTGTTTGATGCACTTGATACGCGCGGAGGCGGAACTGTATATCTCCCAACTGGGAACTATGTTATTCAAAGTTATATTAGCATACCGGATGACACAACTATTTATGGCGATGGGGATGGTTCAATATTCCGTATCCCTTCGGGAGAAATTGCTGGATTACAAGGAAAAGACTGGTCCACTGTTGCTGCCCGTACTGGTATAGTCATTAACAATATACGAGTAAAATACGCCGCCCCCCTTACTTTAGCTCAAGGAGATTTACAAAGTGGGGCATATAAAGGCCATGCTATCCGGTTTAGAAACTCCACTCATGTGATAGTTGATAGGGTCTTTATCGATAATGCTCCCCTATCTGGGGTGGACTTCTCTGGATGTGCCAATGTATCTGTAACAAACAGCTATGGGGTTACAGCAGGACAAGGGGTTGTTACTGCTACAAGCACTGTTGGAATTGTTGTATCCGATAACATATTCAGGCCTAAAGATTACGTGAATAACAACACAACCAGTATATATAGCACTAAAAGAACTGGGGTCGATGTTGGAGAATCATCTACGGATGTTACTATCACAGGAAATGTTATCTATGATGCTTATTACGGGATTTATCTCCGTGATGATGTAGAAAGACTTACGTGTACTGGAAACACTATAAAAAATACTACAGACGGAATTGCTGCAGTTATTGAAACAGGAACATATCCTTTATCTTATAGTATTATTTCAAATAATGTTATTAATGTCGCATCCAGAACTGGGATAGATGTTTGGAGCACAAGAAACTGTGTAATCTCAGGTAATACGGTAACAAGTGCAAGTAATAATGGTATTAGGGCATTAAGTGGTAATGCTGATTTATTAATATCGGGTAATACTATCAGTCTATGCGGATACAATGGAATAAGTAATACAAATACCAGTAATGTAAGGATAGCAATATTGAACAACACTTGTTATAGGAACGGCAGTGGTGGAACATACGCAGGGATTTACTCCACTGGGGACGCCAGGATCATAAGCAATGTTTGTCATGATGATTCTTCTTCTCAACTACAAACTTATGGAATTTGGCATAATTCAGCAAATACTCCGACTGTCGATGGGAATGTTTGTTTTCAAAACCTAACCACTCAAATAAATATTGCAGCAGGGAATGCAAGAGGAATTAATCAAGAGGGATATGATATTAAATCTGTTGGTGCAACCTTAGTAGAAGTAGGGTCAGCGTGGGATTCCAGACATTTACTTATGGGTACATATCATTTATGGGTAGATGCATCTGGTGTTTTTAGGATAAAAAGTGGTGCTCCAACATCAGATACAGACGGCACTGTTGTGGGAACACAAACATAGGGTGAATTAGTTGCTACGTATCAAAAAGGGAAGTTATGAATAACAATATTAATTATTATAAATATGATGGAGTTCAGGCGCTTAGATTCCTTGCGGCAGCAATGGTTCTTGTTACTCATTCATTTTTTTATGCATCAGAGCGGCTTGGTGGCAATGTGTTGTCATGGGTAACAGGGGCTAAAGGTGTCGATATTTTTTTCATAATTAGCGGCTTTGTTATGGTGATCTCATCCAGAAACTTAATATCACAGGGGGATGGATGGAGGACGTTTCTACAACATAGATTAATCAGGATAGTCCCCCTGTATTGGACCGCCACATCGGCCAAACTGCTTATCGTCATATTGATGTCGGGGCTAGCGCTTCATTCAAAATTTGATTTGTGGGTGGTTATGAAGTCATATTTTTTTTGTGCCATCACGAAATGTTGATGGGGAAATGACAACGTTTTTAGGTGTTGGGTGGACGTTAGTTTTCGAAATGTTCTTTTACATAACATTTGCGATAGTGATGTTCTATCAGAAAAATATATATATATTCGTCGGACTGGTTTTGTTCGCTTTTTCATCACTATCGTTGTTCAGGCCGGATAATTATTCACCTTTGTGGTATCTGGCGGACCCGATAATACTGGAATTTTATATGGGCATGATTGTTGGGTATTTTGCTTTAAATAAACGATTTTTGCCCACACTACTTTCTGTTATTGCTTTTTCTCTGTCATTAGCTTATTTGTTTCTGTCAGACAATATCTTGCAACTTCACCGAACAATAGAAAGCGGTATTCCAGCCGCGATGTTGGTGTGGGCAACCATATCGTTAGAGAAATACTTGCAGAATCGGATACCTTCGCAGCTAATGTTTTTAGGCGCTGCGTCATATGCTCTTTATTTATTTCATCCACTAATTGCACCAGCAGCACCAGTAATACTAAAAAAACTTGAGGTGATAAATTTTCCTGCTTCTGTGTTGCTGAGCGTAGCGATAACAATTATTTCTGCATCAGTGATTCATTATTGGTTTGAACGGCCTGTGACTATGTTGCTGCGCCGGAGGTAATCCTAATTTATAATGGTTTGGCGTAATGTTCACCCTCAGCCAACGCTCACTAAACAACCTATCAGGCGTCCATCCTGACCTTGTACAGGCAATCAAGCGGGCGATTGAAATTACCCCCTATGACTTTGGCGTGACAAGGGGACTTGGAACGGTAGAAGAACAGCAAGAACTGGTAGCCAAAGGCGTAAGCACCACCATGAACAGCCTGCACCTGCCGCAGCATGACGGCTATAGCCATGCCGTTGACCTTGCTGTATACATCAAATACTTCCGCAAAGTCATCCAGGCTGTATTCACCGCAGCCATTGAACTAGGCGTCCAGGTCGAGGCTGGCGGGCTGTGGCGTGACTTCATCGACTCGCCGCATATCCAATTGAATCCGAAATATTACGGGGCGTAAACCATGCTGCAGGCACTCACATCGTTGATCCCTGGACTGTTCAAGCTAGGCTCTGAGCTGATAGAAGACCCGGACAAGAAGACCGAGTTTGCTTTCAAGACACAGGAACTCTATTCCACGCTGGCGACAAAGCTGCTAGAAACGAAAACCTACCCATGGGTAGATGCGCTGGTAAAGCTGGCCTATGCCTCAGAGGCGATTGTAAAGGGCCTGATACGCCCGCTTGGCTCATTCGCCCTTGCCGGGTTCGCGGCATACTGCCAGGTAAAAGGCATAGAACTATCCGATGCCGTGGCGACGTTGCTGTATGGCTCTCCTGCAGCCTGGGGGGTGTCGCGCCATATCGAGAAGCGTGAGAAGGCCAAAGCAAAGGCTGACCCGTTTTGGCTGGAATGATATTCTTGCTATAATTATCAACAAACCTGGAGGGCAATACGATGGCTGGTGGTAAGGGCAAGCAACGAATCAAACCGAGACCGTCGCCTAGCTATTGGTAGTGGCGGTTCTGTTTCAACCGACAGAGCCGCGGCTGTACGCCGCAGTTATCTTCGCCGGATTAACGGCAGTACACGGGCTTTTCTTATCTGGATTGGATGGCCCTTGGTACTACCTGTCCGCTGCGATCGTTGATCTCACTATCCTGTGGGGATTGAGTCGCATATCGGAAACCTCCGGGACCATTCTATCATTGCAACGTATAAGCCTGATATCGATGGCGCTTAATGCTATCGGGTGTAGTTTATGGTTGCTGTATTACCCACCTTTTGCGTATGACTTAACTTTTATTCTGCTATATCTAGTAGCCTTATTTATCCTATTGAAGAAGGATCGGGCCGATGTGGGACATAATTCAATGGATCGCAAGCATCCTGGCCTTCGGTTCTCTACTTCTGACCGGGATTCGTATTTACATAAGCACGGTGGCAAAATATGAGCGTGAGCGAAAT